CGCTGTACCCTTACCGATACCTGGGGGAGCAACGAGGATTATGAATTGATTCGGATACAGAGTGTATGTACCAGTTTCAAAAAAGACATTGTTCTTAAGTGTAGCGCCAATTAAAGATAATGCTGACCAAGTAACAAATGATTTGGGTATATCCGTATGTGGTTCAAGACACTCTGCAAAAGCGTCGTGCCATGGCTTATTTAAGATTCTTGCCAATTTAATCCCCTGCTCATGTTACACCGTTACTGTTACTCTGTTATCACTTTTCCGTATTTCAGCAATTCTGCTCTGGAGCGATTCACGCGCATTCTGTATCGCTTTCCGCGTAAACTCTCTGATTCTGACAGTTGTTGCGAAGTCGTAGCCGATCTCGGTTTCAATCGGGATTTTGATTTCAATACCGTTATGAAACCTGATAGTTCTATCGAAAGCATTATTAGTGCGTAGCAGAGTTTTGTAGATTGTGTCTGCATCATCTGGAATGTCTTGAACAATGCTATCGTGTCCTTCTTGGACAACGTATCTCTCGTTGACAGGGTAGCTACTTTCAAGTTCAAAGATAGCAAATCCTGTGTTATCTCCGATACATCCTTGTGGTATCCAAGAATAAGCTTCTTTGAAAAGGCTGTTGTTTGCATCATTTGGGCGTGCTCCTAGAAACTGACGTTCACGTAGAAACGGTTCTGGTGAGATTAGAACACGGTCATTACTGATCTTTGTGCGTACATACTTATGAAATATGGTTTTGATATTCGGATCAATCTGACCCATTTTATCCAGTAGTAATTTACACTTAGACTCTGAATATGAAAATCCAAACTTAGCAAAATGTTCTGACAATCGTGGCGCTAACATATCATAGTTAGACGCATGACGAGTTTGTTTTGCAATATACCTTTCAATGGAGTCTTTCCAGTTATCTAGGCCCTCATCGGGTGGCCGAGACGCTAAAGGTATATTAAATAAGTCAGAAGCTAATCTGGTATGGCGTCCATATATATCATTTGTATTCTTAAGTTGCTCTAAGGATTTATAGTTTTCAGCAAGTGCTGATACAGGCCAATCCTCTGCGCTGATTTGATCTACCATTAAGAAGATGTGCCCGGGTCTAGATACAAGACATCTTCTGTACAACTCGGATGTATCACTATGTTTGGGAAAATTCTGTGCATTGTTTCCAAAACGGAATGTATGTTTGCGTGAGCTTCTACGTCCAGATAAAGTGCCGGCAACGTTATAGTTAGACAAGAAGTAATGCTCATCGCCGCGGGCGAATAAGAGAGCGTTGAGGTAACTTGAACTGAGTTTACCAAGCTCTCGGATTCGGAGCACAGCTTTAATAGCTGGATCGCCTCCTGGATAGTTAAATTGGTTTTTCGATAGTATCTTTTGGAGTGCGAGTTCGGCGGTTGATTCTTCTGATTCGTAGTTTCCATCTTGGTCCTTTTTGGTTATCTTTGGTAGTTCATAACCTAAGTCTCGAAGCTTGGAGAGCAAGGCGTATTTACCCTGTGTAGCATTTAGATTGACCGCTCCGAGTGCGTCAATGGCATCTTTTTCTGGATTGTTAGCCGCACCGATAAACACTTTGCAGCCCCATTGATTAGAGGCTACGGCTAACCAGCGATGAATCTCAGCCTTCACAACTTGCTTAGCGTGGCTTAGACGCTTTGTGTCTACACGTATACCACGACTGCCTATGTGACAGTAGACTGCTTGTAAATTATGCTCGTAGGTGCTACTTACTCTCATCTTTAACCTTCGCTACTGGCACTTCATTAACGATATTATGTCCACCCGGAAAACCTTTAACACCTTCGTCCGGGTGACCACGCTCACGCATACAATAAGTACTGGTTAACTTAGATAACCAGATCAACTCACCGCACTGATGTGGTTCTTTGGTGTCACAGAGGATTTTCACGCTAGATGACTCCTTGTCTTGAACTCTTCTTCCTGCCCGATCCACACTTCGTAAGTAACGGTAGCATCAAGAGCATTATAACGTCGGTATCTGTCCATAGATTTCAAGCTACCATGTTGCCCCTCATCTTTATAAAAGGGTTCTCTCGTATATTGACGAGTCAAAAACTGTAACTTATGAGGCAACTCCGGCCACAGTATGTGATGGCGAATAAGAGTGTCTTGAATCTTATCCAACGGAATGTTAAAACCTAGAGCGTTCTCATAGAACACGTCGTAGTTCAAGAAATTCTGCCCGATGGTTATCACGCTCTGAAATAACTCATACAACTCTCGCCATAACTTGACCGTTTCGGATTGAGAATCACGGAACAACTTAAAGCTGATGCCGAATGATGGTGAATCTGCTAGACCGAGAAGCAACGGATAACCAGGATGCGGCTTGTACATTTCACTGTGATAAACAGGATTCTCAATATCATTCGATATGTGAGTTGCATTCTTAAATCGGTCTATATAGCTCAGTAGCTCATCCAACGGCATTTCCTGAAACTTCAACTCCCTGATTGGAGTTGATTGTAGATCATTATTGCTGCGATAATAAGCGAGTTCTTCTCGCACTTTTTGCAAGTCGATATATGTTGATATATTCCGTTCAGTCCAGTCCGCAACGCAGAATTGAGGTCCATACATTGGGATGGCATAATGTTTATAAGTAAAAGAATCTGATCTAAGTAAGCTTCCGACGTTTTTTTGAAGCTGTCCTCTGACAAAGGTTCCTTTGATTCTAAGCTCATCTAAAAACATACCTCCGACTTCATCTAGAAGTAGAATGAATGGTGGCTTATGATGGTTGATGTCATTTTCTATGATCTTAATTCCTGACGGCGCGTCTGTGTCAGGACGGCGACAGCATACGTATACATCCTTGTCACTAATACCAGCCTCTTTGAGCATCTTGTCATACACGTTTCCTAGACCACCGCTCCATAGATAGCCGCGTGGTATGTCAGACGGATATGGACGTTCACAAACAATCCATATTGGCGCTGTTGGAGTGCCGCGATTTGGTAGATAGGGCATTATTCTTTACCGTCCGCTCTTTCACCAGTGTTGGTTATAACTTGAATGGCTGTATTGTCCCATAGCTCGATCATCTTGTGGTCTTTTCTGCAAGTAATCTTTAGTTTCTTTCCGAGGTTAAGAGCGCACCACCATTCTATGGCCTGCCTCACACCGTCAAAGTCATGTGGATTTGCTATACGAGCGGTGAAGATGCGAACTTCTTGACCTTCGGATAACCATTTTTTAACTCTAGCGACCATTTTAGGTATAGGCGCGCCTATCATGGTTTCACTTCGGGAATCTAGTTGCTTGGCGAGGGTACCGTCTAAGTCTACGCCTATCCAGCCGTCATTCATAGATATTTGGCCTCATTTGAAAAATGAAGGCGAAATGACGCCGGAGAATCACATCGCCTTCTAGTTGTATCAACGTAAGTGCATTGCCAGTGCATGTTATTTGACTTTCGTTATGGAGCCGTATCTGCCCGGTTTAGTAAGCCACTCTTCAATAAATGGTAAATAATTACCTACCATCCAGTGAAGTATAGGAGCTGCAGCGATACATTCGTTAGCTCTAACGATAATACCAGCACAGCAGTACGGAAGAGTTACTTGGTATAACTCTTCACCAAGCCATTTACGTGGTTGTGTATTTAGATCCATAATTACCTAATCATATTGGTTGAATGCTTGTCAGTGCAATTCTGCACCGCACAAAAAAACTGCCGAATATCATTCTTCGCCTGACGATACACACCGCCCTTATCCGGTCCCGCTGGAATCTCAGCAACTTCTACATCCAGTGTTTTGTTTGTGAGCGGTCCAAGATACTTCCAATCCTCAGGCTTCTTAGTCGGATCATCTGATCCCTCGAAAACGCCAGGGATAGTATATTGCTCCTTCGCGGTGCCGGCGAATTCGTTCTGAACAACCTCCATAGCCAATCCGCAAGCGTGAACAAAATCAGTCCACAGAAACGCTGCCTTAGAATTCATACCCCAGAATACACGACGACCGTCGTAATCCGGGTGATTAACTACTACTAGTTCGGGATTGAGATTGACGGAACCGCTTTCTGTTTCTCCAGGCTTCAAGGCCGATGCTTTTGGCTTGAATCCCTTGAGTTGAAGGGTGTACTTACCCGCCGGAATTGGCGGAGCACCGGTTAGTTCTTCTTTACTGAAATTCATTTGAAACGCCATTTTGTCCTGCTCCTTATTTGGTTAGTTTAGTTAAAATCTCATTGACCCTTTTCAGCAATCTATCAGTGTGTTCTTTAGATTCTGATAATAGTTCAATCTTTTTATCTGGATTACAGAGTATCTCAGTAGCCAGCAAACAAGCAGTATGTTCAAAACGCATATTGGCACGAGTCTGCATTACCATCATCTCGTAACTTTTAAGTGTGCGCTCACCCTGTTTCATTTTACCGAAGCCTCTCGCTTTGCCTGATGCTTAGCGATCATTTTCATAATGTTCGGTTCCTCAAACGGGTCCAACATCATGGTAGTTGATGCGTTTACATCAAAGTTGGTTCTACAAGCGACTTGATACTTTCTATTGCCATCAACCGTGATACGGTAGACTTCGTTAAAGAGACTGAGACTGTTTTGCAAATACTGAGGATCAGTAGTTACAAGTCCAGTATACTTAGCCTCATTCGGAGTTGACTCTGTACGATCTTTTTCGTCCTTCTCATGGAACACGAAAATGAGGTCAACACCGAGAGCACTGTATTCAGCTACAAGATACTCTATATAACGCTGTACCCCATTAATTACATCCCATGAATTACGAATCTTCACAGTGGTATTGTTACCAACTCTAATCAACCTAGCAAGTTTTGGATCTTGCCTGAAAATCTCTTCTTCCATCGCACGGATCATATACGTAACACTATCATGCACTACCGTAGCTGGAAGGGGTAGCTTCTTAACCTTATTCGCCTTCATGATAGAAAGATCAGTCTCTACCTGAAGCATAGTGGGCCTAGATACTACAAAAATTCCTTCTTTACCCTCAAGGGTCTCCTTTCTATTATCATGATCGTAAAATCGCATAGGCTTTCTAGCTGTAGATACCAGTGTAGTTTTACCGGATTTGGCTTTACCAAGCAGGGCAATTCGTAACTGGTCTTCAGCTTTAAGCTGTTCTGTTGGAGTACCTTCCATTCCGAAGAATGGGTTTGGTGGGGTTGACATAAGAATTCCCTGCTCCTTGGGTGCGTGTTATTTCTTTGCGGTTACAGGCTAAGACTTTTCTGCTTCTACCTTAGTTTCCGCTGCCACAGCTTGCTGTGCTAATGTGGTGGCGTTGGTATCATCAGTCACGAGTTGATTATACTGCGCTTGATCTGCCGCCGAATGTCTGTAGCACATTTGATAGGTTGAGATTGTATCAACCGTAGCATTCGGATCTGCTTCTGTCGGTGCTAGTGTAGTAGTTGTAGTAGTGATAAGCACATCTCCGGCTCTCCAGCATTGCATGTGATTCTCTAAGAGTCCGGAGCATACTGTTACAGGTACCTTCAACGGTTTGCCATATGAGCTACCGTTGTTGATAGTGTTAAGTGGTTGATAAGTTTTGGCGTAGTTAAGACTCATTACTGTGTAACTCCTTCTCTCTGCTATGTTGATAACACAGCTAATTCTGTGTTATCATCTTGTTCCTGGATTAAAATTTGTTTTGAACCTTGAGCTTTATAAATTAAAGCCATCATACCTTTGGGACCGAAATACAATCTAATAGAACTTCCATCTTCAAAATGAATACGTCCAATATGAGTTGGTATAACTACCATTCGATTAAAATCAATATCGAACTCGTAGATTTTACTTTTGGGATCGAGTGCCATGATTTTTCTCCCTATTTTGGTAATTCATCCTCATCCCATTTAGCCAGCACACCAGCCATATGTGCTAACATAATTTTATTCGAATCATTATTGGCTAAAAATCTAATCATCCAGTGCATTTCTTGACATGCTTCATAGGAATCAGCAATATTTTCAATTAAATCATGTCTAAATGAACCGTTGATACCAGTACAATGAGCATAAGAACTAGCCATATTTTTCCTTTCTGCTATGTAATCGGTTTAACTTCCTCGGTGTTCCATATCGGTAATGTTACGTAGCCGTTCTTTCGTGTTGCAGCCTGTAATTCGGCTGATCCCTGCCGGCAATCATCAAGATACAAACATTCACGCATGTGCCAGTTAGAGCACATTTTGTCGTTCCTGTAAACAGGTCTACCTAGTACATGGCGCTCAAGATCACGTAGAATATCCTCACCCGTGTGGACCATGCGTAGCTGATACTGTTGAAGTTGCCATACGGTCTTTCTCATAGCGAATCGTTTGAATCTCCCCAACGGTACGTCTGTTGGTTTTTTACTGATAAGATTCATAATGATTCGTGAGCAATCACGAGTGAGTATTTGATCGGCGGGGATTATCTTTGGAAGAATACTACTAAGAGCATAGACATAACCCGTTGGCCCTTCTTGATTCATGTACTGGAGAGTCATATCCCCTTTGAAGTATCCGTGTGATTTATGGTCCATTGGTGATATGAATACGCCATCGTCAACAATAAGGTCGATTCGTCCCGCCAAATATATTTCAAGATCAGGACCCAGATAGAGCGGGATTTCTTTATTCTTCCCGAAGGATACTTCTGATCCAATAATTCTAAGCTTCTCATTTTGGGGTGTGAAGATTGTACCAAACTGTACGAGTAAACCAACGAATCCATGCATCCCTCCGATCATTTTACATTCTGGATGAGCTAGATGAACATCCATCTCCATCTCATTCCACTCCGCCACAGCGCGGGTAGTTGACCATTCCACTAGATCGAAGTTTGGTTCACGGAAGCTCTTATAGTACAGTTCGATCATACGGTGTAACAAAATGCCAAAGTCTAGGAACCAAATACGTTCACGTCCTTCTAGCTTATTACCTTTTTTGTGTAGTCCAAGGACGGCGTAGTTTATAAAGTGCCGCGGGCAAGCCCTAAAAAGAGACATCAAATGATTATCTAAGACGAGTATAATCTTGCCATCATCATAACTTATCCACGGCAATTTATTTTGATTTATATATTCTATTAACTCTGTTGAGTACATTGTTTCGTACCTCCACTTAAACTTTTTCGATAGTAATTAAGTTTACTTTTTAATCTTAAACAAATTCTACATTCTCTGTGCCCATCTGGACCAGTATAAGTGTTTTCAGCGGTATATTCATGATTCTGAGGGCAATGTGTTTTATTACGTCCAGGATTATTACCACTTTTAAGTCTGTCTTGCATATTATCAACTTGAGTACCAGAATACAGATGGTTTGGATTAAAACAAGTTGGCCTATTGCATGTATGTAATACATCTAAACCAGATTTAAATTCTCCGGGTTTAAATAAAAATAAAGCTAATCTTGGAACTCTCCAACTTTTACCATCGTACCTTGCCACTCCATAACCATCTTTATCTGTACAGCCGTTCCACAACCAACAACCATCAGACATTACTATCTTATGATGATTCAATTTGGCTATACCTTTTATTGGAGTTTTTACTCCGTAAAACTTCACTTTACTTCTCCTCTCGGTTTGAGAGTTTCAAGTTTCTTCTTGAGATAGAACTCGGCCTTCTCTAAATCCTGAATCTCATTTCCTTTATGTTTGGCTCGTGCTACGTACTTTACTACTTGCCAGAGCAAAGGATCAGTAGCAAACCAATCCATCAATACATCTATAACTTCAAAACGCCCGAAAGTATAATGAGGAGGATGATTTACTGGATCGTTATCCATTACTTCTTCCCTCCCAGCGCCGCAGCTATAGCAGCTACACTCATGCCTTGAGCTTGCAAGCTCTTTAACAACGCCGCTAGTTGTTCTTGTTGTTTGTTCTTACTAATAGTACGAGTCTTCTTCACCGTCGTAGTAGTTGTTGTAGCGGTACCATTCGTGCTGGGTAATACAACCTTGACACCAGCATAACGGTGCATTTTCTCGGTGCGACGACGTTCATTCTCACCTAGTAAAAGATTAAGTCTCTCACGGTGATACTCAATCGTAAGGTCTAACTCCGCATCAGAATACTCTGGAATCTTTCTCTGTGTAAACAACCAGTCCAGCCCACCAATAGTTATCTGGCGAGCACGACGTCTGTAAAAAGTTTTCTCACCCTCTGCGTTAGTGGATTCATACGTCTTTGTGATAACTTGTTTTGTGACATTAACATCACTCATACAATTTACACAATAACAGGCATCCACGTTTGAAGCATAGTGAAGGCAAAATAACTCATTACAACGCATACATTCAATCGTGCAACGTTCTGTTAGGTTCTTCTCAATACAAACGTCACACACTAGTGTTGCTAACGCCGTTACTTCTGGCGACGCTAACGGTATATCCGACAGCGCTGCTTCTGCTGCTGTTATCTCTTCTGGCTCATCTGTTGGGATTTCTTCAATCGGTGAGTCACTGACTTCATTTTCAAGCTCAGTGTCATTTGTTTCAAGTAATGCACTATCGACTTGTCCAATCAAGTCTATTTCTTGCACAAGTGGGTCTTGCTGAACTTTATCTTCCATTGCATAGGCTCCTTACTACTCAGTAGTGGACTGCATTATGCAGCATTTTCTTTTGTGAACCGTAATTGGTTCTCAGTAACTACAGCATCGGTACGTTGTTTCTCCTCTGCTATAGCTTCGTCAATGGTTATCTTTCCTTCTATCCATAGATTGAGAAGGACTCGGATAATCACTGACGAAGATATAGGATGCTTTTTTAGTTCGCTGTGCTGTGCGGCTGTGATACGTATGGTGGTCGGGACC